GTAACCAAAGTAACTTGTTCTATAGGCCCCCAATTGAACCTACCAGCATAACCACCAACAGAAGTACCAGCGGATACTACTACATTAGTGAGGTCAATTTCAGATGTATTTACGCCAGGACTTACTTGAAAGGCCATATCTTCTCTCCGTTAAATTTATTTTTTGAGTTTTTGTGTGAAGTATTCGTTACTCTGATAATATTTATAAATAACCATAGTTGATGAATAATATTTAGTGTAAGGTAAATATGAAGTTTCCCCAAAAAGCAATTGATCGTTTTAATGCCAAGATTAATAAAACAGGCAGTTGTCACGAATGGAACGCTTCCAAACAAAAACAAGGGTATGGAATGTTCTCTTATGATGGAAAATCCAAACCATCTCATAGATTTTCTTATCTTCTTCACAAGGGAGACATTGCCGAAAATATGGTAGTTCACCAAACTTGTGAAAACAACGGTTGTGTAAATCCAGACCATCTTGTTTTACAAACTAAAAGTCAAAATAAAAAAAATTACAACTCTACTCATGTCAGTAAAGAAATGGTAGAAAAAAGTAGTGTCAAGTTTCTTTATCGTCTTCGTAGTGTTAGACCAGAACTAGAAAAAGAAATTGATGCATTACTCATGTTACTCGTTACCGAAAAGATGAAAGATGACGATGACTTTGGTTTTGAAGAAATAAAGAAAGAAAGTTACCTCTAGTATAATTCTCTCTGCCATTCTTGCCCGGCTGGTGTCCACACATTGTCATCGCCTGGAATTGAATTTTCTTCTGGGTCATGACCATCTTCAATAAACCCAAATGGCACCATATCTTCTTCTATCATTTTCATTTGCTCGGAAAACATTTTTTCTCTTATATCTTGGTCTGTGAGCTCTCTGAAGTATCTCTGTTGGACTAACCAACAAAAGAGGACACAACACATCACTAGATCATCATGAGTTCCATCGTCAGCTTCCCATGATGTACTTTTTCCAATAAATGTAGTCAACTCACTTATTGTATCAAAATCTTCTATGATTAGGTTGTCTCTCTCTATCATGTCTTTGAGAGTTGCACAACCAATTCGTTTTACTTGTTTAGTTGTACGGATTCCCATTGATACATTTTTAGAAAAACCTCCACCAATCTGTTGACCATTTCTACCGTGCATCGTAACCATCATCATATTTTCGTATTCCATATCATGATAAAGTATGTCAGCCACTTGTTGTCCTATGTCGTTTACTTCTACTAAAACAAATGCTTCGTTGTATTTCTGAGCAGCTGTAAAAATAACATTAGGATATAACATTGGTGAAATGTCATTTTTTCGGTACTTTGCAACTTGACGGTAAGGTTGCTTCGTTACATCAAACAAAGAAAATGCAGAGTAGTCAAGACCGACTCCTCTCGCAACATCACACACCATCACATAAGTATGTCCCAATATCGGTTCTTGATAAACATCCAATCCACCCTGTTGATAAACTGGTGCTTTGTAAGCTAACGAAAGAAGTTTCTCTGTAGAAATAAGTGTGTTAGAACTACCGAGAAACGAACATTCAAACTCTTGTTGGAACTGTCGTTCTGAAGTATTTCGTATGGTTTTCTCTTTCCATTCTTGGTCTCTATCTGGAACTTGTGACCAATGAACGGAAATTGGAGAATAATCATTGTTCTTCTCTTCGGCATCTGTCCACAATTTGTAAAACAGATTCATTCCGTTTGGAGTAGATACTATGAATACTTTTGTGGTTTTACCAGAAGAAATCGTAGGATACACAGAACTGAAAAACTCTTCAGAAATGTTAGAAGGAACAAATGCAAACTCATCTAGAAAAATGATGTTGAAAGAACCACCTCGAATAGCAGAACCAGAAGTTGAACTAGCAAGAATCTTTGAGCCGTTTTCTAACTCAATATTTCCTTTATTCCATATCAGTATTCCTTGTTGCAACCACTTCGGCATATGTTCGTATGCAAGTTGTAATCTTCCAAGAAGTTCCATCGCAGTTGTTTTCTTGTTCGCAAGAATTGCAACCGAAACATTTTCGTTGAAAAGAATGTAATGAAGAAGGTAAGCAAGGATAGTAGTTGATTTACCAGATTGCCTGGCCATCTTACAGATCACAAATCTTTCGTTGTGAAATCTGTTAATCATATCTTCTTGGTAATCACGAACATCAAAATTTATCAACCCTTCATCTAGGGAAACAATTTTGATATGTTCAGTTACAAAATGCAGAGGATCTTGTTGACATCGGATGTACTCTCCTACTTGTTCCTCTGACCAATCTTGAGGTACGTGAGCAGATTTGAGTAACGGATTTCCTAAGTAAGTTCCATGTTCAGTCATAATTTATTTTAATGGTGGAGCGTAAAGTAAACCGCCTCGGTTATATAATTTATTAAGACCTCGTTTTAGTCCTAACTTCTGTATGATGTTACGGTCAAATATCTCTTCGTAATTTCCCACTTGTTTAATTATATCATACGACCAAGTTGCCGACAATCCCATTTTGACACCAAGATTTGGATGGTCATCACCATTCTTTTCTCCCATAAATCTTTGAACATTTGGGTCTATATTATCTATGAAGGTATCAATGTTTTTTGAGTTGATGCCCATCTCTTCTGCAATAAACAAAACATATACTGTCCATCTTACTATGTCAGACCATTTTTGGTCACCATACTTAACTACCGGACCCAAAGGTTCTTTAGAAATTATCTCTGGTAGTATGATGTGTAATTCGGGATTGTTGAACCCTAAACGATTTGAGGCCAACCCTGACCTATCTGTACCATACATATCACATTCACCCCTCAGATACACATTTTGAGACTTTTCGTTCTCAGGGACGATTATAGGAATATATTTTATTTCGTGTAACTCCATGAAGTCTGCAATGTTCTTTGCAGCTGTTCCAGACCCCTTGAAACATATTTTAGCACCATGCATCTGTTTTGCAGAGGATACACCTAGTGTTCTTTTAGTGATAAATCCTTGACCATCATAATATGTTGTTGGTAGAAACTCAAACTTCTTTTGAACATTTCTTGTAAAGGTGTATGTAGTTGCAGCAGACAACATATCAATAGTTCCATCTATCAAATGTGTAAATCTAGAAACTCCATCTACTATTTCATATTGTATAGCATCTGTATCTCCAAATACAGCTGCTGCGACTGCTTTGCAAATATCAACATCAAATCCTTCCCATACTACACCAGTTTCAGAATCATATACTTCTTCGGAGAAGCCAGGAAAATCATCGTTAGTTCCACAAATAATATATCCTCTTTTTATTACTCTATCAAATGTAGTTCCGTATGTTGGATAGTATTCTGGTGATGGTTCATCCTTCTTATTCATCACCATTTGTTTGACTTTTTCTATTTCAGTCAAAGTCATTCCACTATGATCCATCATCGGATGCGCAGACTTTTCTTTACCCATTGCAGAATTGTCTATGACCATCATCCAAAATATCCACACCAGACATACAATAAGTTTTCCAGCCGGTATCATTTCAAAGTCCTGTAAACTGCCATCAGTTCTTCATCTGATGGATTTGTCGCTGAAGAATATCTCTTATGTCCCACTCTCATGAATGCTTTGATATCGGAAAAACTTGGATATATTGATTGTAGGTTGTGAAGTAGATAATCTGGATCTAAGTGGCAAGATGCACATGCATTATCTCTTGCGAATACTCTTGTAGACCTTTTATATCTTTCACTTTGAACCAATACAGCAGAAAGGTCTTTCTCCATATATGTTATTCTATTATCCATGTCTGGCATGAGTAGAAAAATTAGATATACGAGAAGTGCAATGATGACGTAGATGAATGATTTGCTTGCAACAATCTGGTCTTTGTTTGCAAGTTCTATTTGTTGAACTTCTTCAACCTTTTTATCTATTTCTTCAATGTCGTGTTGTAGTATTTTTTGATCTTTTCCGTTTGCTACAGTCTTATCTTGTTGTGCCATGATCTATTTCCTCCCTACTTCATTCAACTTTTTAGTAATTTGTTGTTGGAACCACTTCAATACGATAGGAATACTTACATTAGAAGTGAGTCCAAAGAGAAATCCGATGGGAAAACGATAAGGCCCGAAATCGTTGAGTTGAGGAACATTTGTGAATACGATCATAATCAACAAATATCCTGTAAGAGACATACCAGTATTGATTATAAGGTCAAGCCCTATTAACCAACTATGCCCTTCGTATTTTTCTTTGTTATCTATTCTATAATTAAATAGAAAAATCCAAAATGATGAAAATATGACAACAGCATACATCCACAAATCAGCAGTATTAAATAAATCAACCATTTTCTTTTGTCTCTTTCTTTACCAACTTCAGTAAGTCAGCAGTACTGCCGACAAATAATGCATTAGTAACATTTTGAGCTTGGGTAACTTCCTGTCTATCTCCAGCATTTTCTAGTTTTTGTTTCTTTTGATGCAAATCCATTAATGTTTCTTGAGAATCAGTCATATTTTTGAGTAATTGACCGAATACTTCAAAGGCTCTGGGAGACTCCTCTGCTTTAGCAATTTCCAGAAGTTCTTCCATTGCATCTCTGCCTTTTTCAATTATGTCATAGAGATTTTCACGAGCATATTGAAAGTCATTTTCTTTAGTATCATCTCCATTTATAACAACAGGAACGTTATTATCCATCACAATTGGATCATTTATAACTTTTATATCACTGTTGAGAGATTCTTCCCCGAGCTCAAGATGTTTTTCAATCCGTTGCTCCACTAATTTTTCAGTTTTCATTAACTATCTGTTCCAGCTACTGGATCATGTGTTTTTCCTTGAGGAAAAAATTCAAAGGTTTCACTAAATCCAAAATCTTCATCTGTGATTGCGCCTGTGTCATCTGGAGCTACCGTAACTCTTGCTACAGTTGCACCAGCAGTAGAAGCTTCTGATGACTCTTCTGACAACAAACGTATTCTGGTTGAATCGTCAAATTCGTGACTATCTAATACTAAAAAATTCCTATTGTAAATTGAACTGTCTTCTGTTATAATATATATGGGTTCAGCAGCAACTGCTTCTGACATAAGATGTGTATCTACCACAGAAGATGTAATAACTTTTGCGTTATCCACCACATTTGGATATAGATAACCTTTCATCGAAAAGTTAAGTGTCCAGATAATAGAACGTCTTGTTGCAAAGTCACCTTCGTATGTATCCTCGCTAGAAACACCAGAAAGAACTAAAGGTATATCCATTTTTACATCCATACCAGAAACAAGCGACATCGTTATTGTAAACTCTGGTGTAAAAAATGGAAGTATTTGTTCTAGTATTTGTGTTCCATCTTCTGCATTTTTAACAAAGATATAAAGAGAAAAATCGTAATTATAAGGAACAGGATTAAATTGTTTTTTGAGTCCAGTAGTTCCAGTTTTGACATTCCGACCAAGTGTATTGAGTTTTCTCGCACTGTCATACGACATCGATGTCAACTCAAATCCCATTCTTGGAACTGTCAAAGCAACAGCCGAATTGAGATTTGGGTCTGAAGATAATCTTACTAACATCTTATCCTTCGGCCCGTAAGACAAAGGAATTTTCACCACTTCAGTTACGGCATCAGAACTATTCGTTCTACGAACTTCTATGTTATTAAATAACGTTCCAAATGCAACCACCATCTTTCTAGAAGTTTGATGGTAAAAATAAGTTCCAAACATTACGGATTCTCTCCAAACGGATTACTTTCAGAAAAATCAAATATCGAATCAGCATCAATTTCAAATTGTTTGTTACTTGATGTCTTATCGGTTGTTCCATCATCTACCGATTGTAACGTAGTAGAAGCTTCATTTGTTGATTGCTGAACGTTATATGTTCCAGTTGCTTCACTGGTTGCTCCTGTCAATATTTCAGATAGTGTAAACGAACCTGTCATATTGATGAGATATAGATAACTTGTTGTAGTATCCCAGCGTGCAACTTCTCCTGTTACAGCAGATGTTCCGCCTGTGACAGTTTCGCCGACCGTGAAGGTTCCCGATACACTAGATAACTCAAATGTACGAACAAAAGATTGTTGTCTTTCCACTACATCTATGTCATCAACTCCTGTATCCAATGCTTCATCAGAGTATGTAAAGAGTTCACAAGTGAGGTCAAATGTAGGTAACGCACCAGTTTGATAGAATGGTGTTTCGTGTTCAACAAAAGTTATCTGAAAAAGTTTATTGGTAAGTGGAAAGTGAATCAAATCTCCCTCTTTTGGGCGAGTTCCTATATCCAATCCTTCCCAAGCTCTTCGTGCTAAAGAGAAAACAATCTGGTCTCTAATCTCA